GTTGCAGACGTTCTTGCTTTTACTACAGCTACATTTGAACCATCCTCAACTACAGTAAGTTTGTTTTCTGGTGTTGTATCTGATATACCCACATGATTAGCAGAGCTATCGATAAATAACGTATTTGTATCAAACTTTATGTCGCCATCTGCATTAGATACAAAGGCTGCTAAATCTCTAGCTCTGGTCATGGGTCACTCCTACTCTACTGCGCTATCTTCTAAGTGCTTGGCGTAAGCGTCTTTAACTGCTTTCGTAAATACTGGTGTGCAAACTGCCGATACATCATCATCTTCTTTTGACAAATCAGCATCTGGCATGACTACATGACGGTGAAATGAACGGCTTATTTCACTGTTGTCACGCTTTATTACCGTGGCGGTGCGAACTTGCACGGATGAAAATGTGCCATTGTTCACAACTTCAATTTTGTCGTTTATGGTTTCTTCTGTTAATGCCATTGTTTATCTCCTTTTGGCTGTGGACTGACTACCCATGATCCACATGGGGTATTATGTGGTTGTATAACTTCCGCCAAATCTAAGTAAATTTTTGTTTGTGCCTGTGTTTAAATCAGCACCAGTATTAGTCTGAGAATCGCCAGTTACTGATGATCTGTAAAAAAGATCTATAAGTGTCGCTGATGGAACAAATCTTCCAGATATTGGATGCTCTCCAGTAAAAGCTGTAGTTTCTCCAATATATAAAGAAGAATACCTACTCTGACCAGCTGACATTGCCCCAACTGCAAACGGCAATCCTCCTATTCTAAGAGTACCTGATCCAGAACCAATAGTAACGGATGTTGTATATAAAACTCCAGAAATAAAAACAAAACTACCTATTTTTCTATAAAAACCACCATTAACACTAGCGTGATATGAAACACTATCTGGAGCAACTGAACTTAACGTATAAGTAGGTGTCCAATTTCCCTCTTCGAAATCATCTAGTTTATTACCCGTAGCAGTGCCGCCAATGTAAGCACCGCCAGATAGATAGAGGTCTTTGAAGCGCTGAGAGTCTTTACCAATATTTATTGCATCTGAGTTAGTAGTGTTTCCAGAAGCGTTCCAAGGTATTATTTCGTCTGAAGCTGCAAGAAATCTAAAACCTGTGTCTCCAGAACCAATAGTCAAATCCGTTCCACTAGAAGAACCAATAGCCCCCACCGTGGAGCCGTCTTTGCGGATTAATACAACAGGACCATCGTCTGTTTTTCTGTTAAATGTAGCTGCTGCATTAGAAGCCACCGTGCTTCTTACTCCACCAGTAGGACTAAACTCTTGTCCTGCATTATTTACAGCAGAAGAAGTAGGGTTTGCAGTGCTAGTACCCACCAATAAATTTTGAGCGCTATCCACCCTGAATGCCTCCGTAGGCGCAGCATTGTCAGAACCGTCATTGGTCTTGAAAATTAAATTTCCCTTTTGATCAGCACCCGTGCCATCATGTTCTCCTTGAATTTCAGCCAGTGTATGACGCCCAACGTCACCAGACCGAAAACCTCTAAATCTTAGCCGCGACTCTCGACCACCATCTGTATTTTCTTTGGTGCTGTTTTGAACAGTTACAACTGCTGTGTCAAAAGTACCGTCACCTTCTACTGATATAGAATTTGTAAATTCTTGATTTACTAATGAAACCTCATTGAATGTCTCAAAGTCCAGAACATCACTGGCACTAGCGGCTGCTGTGAGAACAATGTCACTGCCATTTGTAGCCGTATAATCAGTGCCATTTATAAGACGAACACCATTTAGAAATACTGAGATATTATTACCATCTGAATATCCAAAAGTGTTAAATGTAGTCTGACCAGCAGTAGCTGTAAAAGACTGCGTTTCTTTTATTCCCTGTGGTACTGGTGTGCTACCAATATATCCAGCCATTATTCTCCCTCCAGTGCCGTTAGCCTAGACTCAATGCTAGTTAGTCTTTGTTCTGTTGCTGCACCAACAAACGCTAGTAGCTCTGGGTATCTTACACCTAGTCTTGTGCGTTCTGTTGCGCCTTCTGGTGCTTCTTCTTTTGTGTAGTATTGGTCAGTGCGTGTGTATGCGTCTTTGGCTTCTATGCCGTTCTCTTCGTCAGCCTCAACAGCATCAACCTCTGTCTGTGTTTCCCACCAAGTGTTCGACATGAAGAAAGCATAGTTGCCTGCATCAAGCCCTTCTGCTTCCAAAGCAATACGAAGTTCCTGTGCAATTACACCTGAGTGTGTTCTAGCGTCATCACCTTTTTTCGCAACAGCGTCATTCCATTTAAACGTTTTGAAGCCAGCAGATATGCGTTTAGCGGCTGCTATCTCTGCATCTGTTAAGCTGGCTATTTGTTGCTTTTCGTTTTGGTCTGAACCTGAAGTTACGCCATCGGTAATGTAAGCGTCATTAAACCGATAAGCTGGGTCACCTAAATCTGCATCATTATCAATAATACTACCATTATGGTCTGTAGGTAAAATACCATTCACATGAAACCTTAAACCATTATGCCCTGTAGTTCCTGAACAAATAAAAAGATCATTTGCTGTAGATCCTACCTGACCTACAGCAGTTCCTCCAACACGAAAAATAGCAATATCTCCGTTACTTGATCCACGATTTACTTGTAGACACGCACCTCCATCACGACTTGCTTCAATAGTGCCAACACTTCCACGAAGTGAAATTTGGTTAACTGTATTTGAAAAAGCAGGATTTGAAACAGTGCCATTTACCATTAAATCACCACTTGGATTAATGTTTATATCAGCAGTATCAGCACCAGTTCCGCATCTAAATGCTAAATTTGTACCATCATAACCTATTTGAAAATCAGGTCTAGTTCCATTACCGTCACCAAGGCCTAAATAATAATTATCAGTTAAATGCATACCATTGTCACTTGAAAAGAATGCAGAACTTCTTCCGATTGCTATATTACCATTTCGATCTAAAACAAAATGATCAACAATACCTGATCCCGTGTCTGTTCCCATAATAATGCTTGAGCCAGTTTCATCACTTTCAATATGATAGTGACCAGTAGAGCTATCTCTATTTATTGATAAGAAATTAGAAGCTGAAGATGTAGATAGTTTTAAAGTTGGAGTATTGCTAGAAGCATCTTTTATATCAACAACACCTGCACTATCTATTATCATGCGTGTCGTAGGACTAGCACCATCAGAACCATCATTAGTCTTGAAGATCAGATCGCCTTTTTCATCGTCTGATGTACCGTCATGGCTAGCTCGTATTTCAGCTAATGTACTTTCTTCGCCACCAGACTGTTCGCCTTTAAATGTAATAGTGCTTTCACGCCCACCATCTGTGTCTTCTTGCGTTGTATTTTTAAGAGTAAAATCTGGTGACGTATCAGTGCTGCTTATGTCACCTTTTATATCAGCAGCATTACCAGTAACAGTGCCAACCTTTGCACCAATATATCCAGCCATTAGGTAATCTCCATATAATTCATTATCACAGAAACTTTGTCAGCAACGGAGCAATCTACCTTAATAATATCGCCCTCGTTCATATTTATCTTGTTTAGCTCTAATGAGCTTTTTGCTGGCAACGGAACATCTTTAAGAAAATGTGCTGTTGTGTTTTGCGTCTGATTTGTTTGCGTTGTTGTGCTGACTAACTGCAATGTCACATCAACCTGGGCTGTATGCACATTAGTTAAAAATATACTTTGCACCACAAGCGTACTACCTGTCTGTACTGTGTATATAGTTTCGGGAGTACCAGCACTAGCTGGCGCTACATCCCTAGTTATTACTTTAAATGTATTTGCCATTGTCTAGCCTCCTAACGCTATGGCTAATGCAGTTGCCTCGTCTACCGTTGCCTTCTGCGCTATTGTACCGATATTGGTTGCTACTGTCGTGATGTTGGCGCTGTTATCAGCCACCGTCTTAATGTCATTAGCGATTGTACTAATGCTGTTGCCCATTGCATTTCCGTGCGTTGAACACTTGTATATTAAGCCTGTCGCTGGTGCATCGCTTGGCACTGCGAAAACTACGTTTGCCCCAGTAGATCCAGCTGAATAATTTGTGGTAACTCCAGTGGTGTAACTACTACCCCCATTTTCAAAAACCAAAGGATGCCCTGACACACTAGAGTCACTGACATTGAAAGTATAAATATGGCCTCGAACAAGCGTTAAAGCTGGTGCGGTTACGCCATTAATAGCAAACTTATTTGTGCCGCCATCATTTACAACAGTCACTGTTATTGATGATGTGCCAGAGAATATTGCAGCCAGGCCATTTAGTGTGGCTATGCTTTGCGATAGAGTTGTTATTTCGTTTTGAACTGGCGATATGATAGCAGCTGATGCAGCCGCTGATGTTGCTGAACTTGCGCTTGCAGTAGCTGAATTTGCGCTGTTAGTTGCTTCATTTGCTGAACTAGTTGCAGAACTTGCTGATGCAGTTGCTGAGTTTGCTGATGCAGTAGCAGAATTAGCCGATGCCGTAGCACTAGCAGCCGCCGCATTTTGGCTAGCAGTCGCTGATGCAGCATCAACAAGCAATGACCATTTAGCGCTATCAGTGTTTGTTGTAAGTGGCTGACCACCGCTTGATGTGTGTGCTGTTGTGGCAATAAAAATATTATTAGTGCTTGTGTCTTTTACAATGTCACGCACAGCGTAGGTTGTACCAGAACCCCAGTTACCTTTGAAAACACCGATTTCTTGCGTAATGTCGATGTTACCAGATCCGTCAAAAGCAAAGATTTTATTTGCCCTGGCTGTCGCGTCCTCAGTAAAGCTTGGATTGGTAATAGTAGTTGTTTTAGATCCCTTAATTGTACGACTTAATACTTCCTCATGTTTTTGCACCATAAAGGCAAACTTATCTAACGTGTCCTCTAGTAGCGCAGCTGGGAACGGATCGTTAGGTACGAGATCCAAACCTTGTGTAAGCGGTTGCTCTCGGATGATTGTAATACTTTCGCCAGAGGCTGGAGCCGTACCCATTGTGACATTTCCACCAGACGCAACCCCTACCCCTGACACTGTGTAATTTGTCGTAATACTTTGTGTAGTCTCACCGCCTGACGCATTACGAATAATGACAGTCAGGTCATCCTCATCGAAGATCTTAAAGCCATAGGCAAAGACCGTCTGTGAGCCGTTGCCGTTATAGCTAACTTTGTTTGTTGCGCTACTTACCGTCATTATCTCAATCTTTCTTCTTTTGCGAGTTCGAGGTCATATAAAGTTTGGGCTATATTGTCGTACTCTGGGCGCTTCATTAGTTCTTCCCACCCAGCATCTAAGAATTCTTTGTTTAACAATCTTATGAGTGCGCGCTTGCCGAGATCATCTGATCGATCATACTCGCGGCCATACCTGTTTGAGGTATCTAAAATCATGGACTCTAAAGCTTCTTTAAAAGTAACCCGACCAAGGCCAGGCTTGCGAAGCATAACCACGTTTTTGCTTTCGTTAATCCAATCACTAATTGTGCCGTTAGATAAACGAAGTTCGCCTTTTGTATCTGGATTTGTAAGAGGCCAGCCACCTGTTGTGGTAGCTATTCTCATCAGCTCTTTTTCCCAATCAGATACTGGCTCTGTCTCGCTTAATCTAAAACCTGACAAGTTGCTAAAAATAGCTCTGCCAGGACGCGCATAGATATTCATATCTACGTTACCAAGCTGACGCCCTAGCGTATCATATCGAGGTGCAGACTTATCTTTGTCACTACGGAATACTGAATTTTTTGCCTGGTACGCATCCATTTCTTTTATAAAGCGCATAATTACTTGTGTGCCTGTTTTTGGCAATCCAATCATACGATAATCTGGTTCACCAAACTGGTCTGCATAGACATAAGATCCGTCAGCGTTTTGTTGCAAAATATCTGCTTCCGTAAAATATACTATGTCTTCGCGTGGATCTGTGACTCCTTGACCTGATACTATTCTACCGCCAGCCCGTTGTAGGCTTGAAAACGGATTTGGCACACCAGCTATGGTTGCGGCCTCTGCTGGACTTTTAAATAAATTATTTAAATCAATTTTTAATTTATCACCGCGCATTTCAAAAATGTCAGCTAGATTTGATATACCCTCTAGCATCGGCAATTCTTTGTAATAAGAAGCTATAGCAGCTGGGGCAGCTGCCGCAAAATTTGCTCTCATTGTTGGATCCCTTGTAACGTGCATACGTTGCATGGTATCTGCTGTTAAACCAATAACTGCTGCTAACGGGCCAAAACCGTTATAACTAACATATTGTAAATTACCGTTTGGATTTCCATAAAAATCATACAGTGGCAGATCGTTACCATTTTCATCAACTGGCCAATCTTCACCTTTAAAAACCATCGACCAAGGCTGCCATCCTTTTGGCAAGGCTTCACGCACTTTAGGATCTCTTGGCGTTGCACCAGTAATACGGCCATCAATCGCGTAACTAGCAACGGTAGCTGCTGTCATTGAGCCTAGCGTCAATCTTCCCATCGCTAGCTGTTGAGCCTTCGCCCCATTTTGACCAACAATATCTGCATAACCATTTGGCGTTACTAAATTTAAAATTGGTATAAACTCAGCAGTTCTAATAGCATCGTTTGTTGGCGCAACAGTAAATGGCAAAACAAACCTACCTACGGGTATGCCAGCAATATCTGCATTTTGTATTAGCTTGGCCGCATCGCCAAATTTACCTAAGTCACTCTGAAGCGTATCGTATTTAGATTTATCAATTAAATCGTCTGCTCGTGAATATGGATCGAGCAACATCATACCAGCTTCATCTTGTGCTTGCTGTGGTGTCTTACCACTTCTTATTGCTGCTTTGTATGCGCGGTTAGCTTGCACATACAGCTCGCCACGTTGCGACATTGTTTTAAAAAACTCGTCACCAGCTAACAAGGTTCTAAATGGTATTCTGGCGCGCTTTCCAAATTCATCAAAGGCTTTGCCCAGGTAACTATCAGTCTGCCCTGTTATTGCAGAGTATTGTTCAACATCGAGTTTGCTAGCACCAGCTGGCATTTCTGTTTTGAAAGCATATGCACCTACGCGCAGAGCATCTTTAAATGAATCCATGTATCCTTTAAACCGAACAAGAAAATCATCTAAATAAACCTGTTCTGGCGATAGCTCTACGTTTGGGTATAGAAACAATTTTGTTTGTCTACCTATTGCACCATAGACACCAGCTATAGCTTCGGCTGGCAGCTGATACGCCATAAAGCTGCCCGTGCCTAATATGTTTTTTACTTGCGTTGCTGGACTACTTAACAATCCAGCCAAGTAAGCTTCAGAAATCATTTGTCGTGTTCGAGATCTCCAACCGCCACGCGCCATTGTATTAACGCCTGTTATGCCTTGCTCTTGGTTTACTTTTAAAAACCGCTTGGCCATAACATCAACAAGCTCTACGCCGCCACTTTCTTGCAACATGCGCCTGGCTTCTTGTGCTTGGCGTACAGCGCTATCTTCACCACCAATTCTTATTTGAAACGATTGCAATGCGCGCGCTGCTTCTGTTTGCGCGCCTTTTAGTTGCAACTGAATACCAGCATGAATTGCCATCTGCCTTCGAAAAGCTAAACGGTCTAAATCTGTGCCTTGACCATTTTGTATTTTAGAAGCCAAGTCATTTAACTTTTTCGATGATCTTACCAGTAGTTCACGCGCGGCAACAAATTCTTCAGCGTTCCAGCTTGCGCCATCTCTTCGAGAAAGCAAAGTTTTTGTAAAGCCAATCTCGTCTTGCATTCTTTCAGCAGCGCGATCTATCGTTAATTGATTTTTTGCTTGGCCTCTTTTAACAATTTGAGTTTCATCTTTATAAATTTCAGCTAATGCAGTGATTGTGGCGTTAACATCATCGCCCGTGTCCATATAATCAAAATTAAAATCACCGTCATCCGTAAGTGATTTTATACCAGCTTCTCTAGTCTCAATCATTTTAAGCGCTTGATCAGCTCTAGCTTCATCAACAAGTGCTTGCTGTGGATCTGCGCCCCTGGCGTCAGCTGCTAATGATCGCTGTGCTTGTGCTTGCACATCAACGGCACTTTGCTGTAGCGCATTTTGTTCAGCAGCTATTGCGTCTTCTGCCTCTTGCAGCACTTGTACGTTTTCTGGCTCTTCTGCTTGAAAATTACGCCGTTTAAATTCTGCCTGACCTTCTGGTGATAGCACATTCGGCGCGGCTTCTTTTTTAGCCTCTAGATCTGAAAACGTGCCATCGTCAGGTTTTAACACGCGCTCTTGTGGCGTTGGCGGTTTGTTAGCTACGTCTTGAAACTTTTTTATAACTTCGAGGACTGCCTGAGTACCACCACCAGCTAGCTGCGTAGATAGCTTTGGATCTTCGGCAAACTCCGTAGGTGAGCCTTTTCGGGCCAGCGCAGATCTTTGTGTGTTTTCTTCTGCTATTTCTTGCGGATCTATTGCCATTGAGCCTCGCATAAAAAAAGGACGCCAGAGCGTCCTTCAATCAAACTATTTTATTTTTTAGGGTTCAGTAGGTGGTTCTATTCCTGTTCGGAACTCTGCATTGATGTCTGAGTTTCTTGTGAACCCGTACTTGATTTGGTATTCTGAGTCGATTGCATCGATCCTTGGGGAGAGTTCTGTGATGACATCACGAACTTTCCGTTGAATATCGGATCGTCCTTCTCCGCGTAACTGCGAGATATAACCTTCACCATTTTTACTTACACTCCAATCATTATCAGCATAACCGTTTTGACTTGCGAAATATTTAACGGTTGCTTCTGTATCGCCTAGATCAAGCTCATCAAGAGCCTGGTCAACTAACTTTATAAACTCTTTATTATCAAATTCAAGATAATCAAAGTTTATTATCCTTACACCGCCTGTTGCGCCAATCGGGTTATATTCGCTATGACCAGATAATTTAGATAGTATTTGTGCAAATTGTGCAGTTTCTTCTACAGTAAAATTTCGTCCTATCTCAACTTGAATACCGTTCGCATCTTTTTTGGCTGGATCAAAGAATGGTCTGTGATAACCTACCATGTCTTGCTTCATAAGAATGCCTCGAACCGCAGCGTAAGCATTTACTAAATCTAAAGCGGCTGGATCGACAGCACCGTATTTTGGCCCTTTGTATTGTTTCGGTATAGCTAATTCAGTTTGTGTGCCTGGGCTTACTTTACCTTCAAAGTATCCTGGTGCTTCAAAATCACCTGGTGACGGTATACCCAGACGCTGGGCTACTATGTCATTGCCGTTATCGTCTAAAAAGGCTTTAGAAATATCAACATGATATTGTTGCTGCACTTCGTAAGGTGCATCAAACATCTCTAACATGTGACCACTAGTTCGCCCTGGAATACTTTCCCAGCTAATTTGCATTTTGTTTTTTTCTAACGCATCGGCGTAATCGAATTTAGCTTTGTCTACAGATGTACCTTGATCGTCTGCTTTAGCTTTGACCCATATAGCTGCTTGTACTTGTTGCGGTTCCCACCCTAGCTCATCGGCTAATTTGTTAACTTCGTTTTCTATGAACGTATATTGTTGGTCTGTTGGGTTATCTGTTTTGTAACCAAAGGCGCGCAGCATCCAAAGATCTACTGTGACGGGTTGACTTAGCGTTGGCTCTATTTCTCTCATCAAGTTGACGTAAAAACTATTTGTCTTGCGACCTTCCCACGGAGTGCCATTAAACATATCCGTTAATCTTTTACTCATCGCTGCTGGAAACCTACCAGTGGTTATTGGTTGGCCAGCTTTGTTTTGCAAATAGGCTTGTAAAGCAAAGTCAAAATTTGCCCCTACTGGTGTGCCTGATGACGTAATCGCAATTGCTTGCGCTAGTTTTTCTGCTTCAACTTTGTCACCACCCACAGCATCGAGGATAGCCTTACCTGATCGCTCATACCAAAAACGTCCAGGCGCACCTTCTAAAGTTAAATCATATACCTTTTTTCGTAGCGCTGCTAATTTTTGTGGCGTGTTTAAACCAGGTGGCCCACCTACATATCTACCAGTAGTGCCTTCTCTTCTTATTTTAGCTTGATCAAAAAGCTCTATAGCTTTGTTTATTTCTTCGCCAACATTACCGCCCATCGATCCTACAGTGGGCATTTCGCCAGGCTGATTAAGACGCTTGCCTAATTCTTCTATGCCAGCTCTCAAAGCTGGTATATTTTTCTTAATACCCTTTGCAGCAGCTGCTGTGACTGGCACAGCTTCAGCAAAAGATAAGCCAGCCTCTAAAGCTCCCATAGCAGCCATTACATTATCGCCTGAGTTCCTACCTCGCTGATAAGTTTGAACACCTTCCTCAGAACCATAAAACAAACCAAGTGGCGTGAAATCTGCGATACCTAATCCTAAATCACCTCGCGTAGAATTTGGGTTGCCAAATATTCCCTCTGCTAAACGGCTGGCCTCGCGGTAATCCATACCCAAAACCTCAAAGATTTGTCGCAGCTCGCCTTCGCTGTTTTCTACAAAAAATTTGCGATCACGCTCGCGCCTCGTAAGTTCTCTTGGTTTTGCAATAGAACCGCCAGATCTTTGAATAAGCAGCTCCTCACCTGGCGTTAGCGGCTCAGTGCGACTGGTTTTTGTTTGACCAGTAGGCTCCTCACCAACCTTAACGTATCCCCCACCCTCAAGCGTCATCAGTATTTCTGTTTTGCCTGTTTCCGTATTGTATGTGGTTTTTTTGTTTTTCATTGCCGCGAGGGGTGGATGATTTTCTGCTAGCAGACGCGCCTCATCGTACTTAGCCATTTCTTCATCAGTATCTGTAACGATTGCCGAACTCATTCAAATGCTCCAGATCTTAAAAATTCTCTAAGTCTTCTTTTGACACGCGACACTCTTCGATCTAACGCTTCATCTTGCTCTGTGGTTTCAAACCAAGCGTCTAATTCCGTCACCATGTTTGCCGTGCCAGAAAACTCATGGCCTAAATCAATTAACGTCTTGGCATCGCGATTATCTAAAAGATAATTTTCGTAATCGAGTATTATGCCATCGTTAAATAAATCTTTTTCCGCTTCGAAAAATTCTTTAAGTTTTTTCTGTATTATTGTTGGCGTAAGCTCTTCTGCATCTGCTGTAAAACTTTCTAATCGCAAATCCTCTAAGGCTCTTGCTACATTAAAAAACGCTGCTTTGTTTATACGCGCAATCTCTCTATCGTCTTCTTTATACTGTTCATAACCGTATTTATTTTTAGCTATTTTGATTGCAGTATTAATTGAATTGTTTACTAGCTGGTCTGCTTTTGTTTCTTTACCTGTTGCCAATCTTTCGTTGGCTTCTCTGTCAGCCACAATGCCGTTTGCAAAATATTTATAATCAGTAATTGATAGAAGTGCTTTGCTATTTTTTAAATCGTCAAATGTTAACGTGCCTTCTATTTTTTGCGTAAACAATCTGTCGTATTCCATTTGATTTGTTTTCTCAGCAAATGGGATTGTGATCGCGTCTAAGTCTGCCTCTATTGTTCTTTGGAACGCCGCATCGACCTCGTTTGTTCTATACAGATAATCTACGATAGATGTTCTTACTTCAGCACCCGTCAGCACACCGTCAGGAGTTCGAGCAAAGAAAGATCTAATCTCAGGCACAGCCTTATCAGCTGCTGTTAAGTCACCTTCTGAAAATAGATCGCCTGGCTCTGACACATTTGTGTGAAACTCATATCTACTTTTTAGAGCGCTCATCACAGCCTTACGGTCTTCTTGTTCTTTTTTTTCTTCTTTCTCTATAGCAGCTGCAAAGTTTTTAGCCGTATTGAGTGCGCTTTCAAGTATCGAATTCGCATCATCACTACCTATGTTTAGCAGCGTGTGCATGGTGTAATCGCCACCAGCTTGCAGTTGTTGCAAATCGTCTGTCTTGCCATCGTAATAGTCTTCTAATGTCACAATAAGATCTATAGCGCGACCAGGATCTCGACCCACATATTGAGCCACAACATCTTGAGCTATGTCTTTTTTTAATGCACCCAATGAACTAATAACTGCGTCACCGCTGAAACGACCTGACTTTACGCCTGGCGCATATTTGTTAACCAGCTTTTCTATTTCTAAATCATAATTTTTTATTTGAACGCTTAGATTAGAAAGCTTTTCTTTTGTGTTTTGAGTTAAACTATTTAATGATAACTGTTCAGCTGCGATAATTTTTTTATCAATTACTGATTTCAATCTAAAACGGTTTGTAACTTCGTTTAAATCAAATTCATGGCGTAACTTTTTTTGCAAAGAAGGCAGCTGCACCGTAGATATAATGTCGTTGCGGATCCTATCCATACGCTGACCCCAAAGGTTTTTACCGTCAAGCACATTGCCGTAGTCACGACTTTTTGACAGCTCACTTGTGGCGTTAGCGACCTCTTCCTCAATCTTTAGTGCGGCCTCATTAAACTGCTGTGAAGCAATCATGTCACGGCGCTGTATGGCGAACTCACCAACTGTATCCAGTAAACCTGAAGTAACCTCACCCTTGGCCAGTTCTGCCCGTACAAAAGGCTCTGCGTTTTTACGCACGTTAAACCGCTTACCAGGCAATTCATTTGAGCGCTGAGTTCTTGCTGTGTATATGGGGATCCTCATGCGCTGCTATACTCCATCCCCGTGCTAGCAGCTGATCCTAATCTATTTAATAGGCTTGTTGTACCAGATGCTCGAAGACCAGAGGCATTTGCCTGGCCAGACATGCGTGTTAGCTCTGCTTGTAGTTTTGACTCCTCTATTGCGTCATCGATCTGCATATTAGTGATGGCGTTGTTAAACTCAGCCACTTCTATTTCGTAATCATACTCGCGCGCGTTTTCTCTTAACACATCAATGGGTGTGCCTTGTGTTAGATCAAAACCAGCGTAGGCATATCCAGACCGTGCTTTGCCTTGTACATCTTTTTCAAACGCCCTGGCATTTAATGTCTGACTTGCAGCGAAGTTGGCATTTATAATTTGCCGCTGCCTGGTAAGTAGATCTATGTCGCGTTCTATAATCTGAGCATTAAACTCAGCAGCCTCTGCTGCACGATCAGCTGCTTTGTCAGACGCTTTTTTAGCGGTAAATCCAGCCAGCAGATCTGTGCCAATTTTTATAGCCGTTAAAGCTAATAAGGGATTAGCCATTGCTCACCTATATGTCAAAAGTGTTTAATCGAGGATAGAAGGCCAGTACGGTCATAGGCAGTGGCTGGGTTTGTTGGATAAAAATACGATCATCATCCTCAAAGCCCCCTCTAAATTCTATATCTTTATCGCCCGTAAAAAGCGGCACAGCGGTGTCCATATCCATTGAGCTATCGCGAAATGGTATACGATCTACGTTATTGGCATCGTTGCCAACTTCTATACCTACGGTTTCAAATAATCGTAATGTTATGCCGTGGATCCGCTTGGGCTTGCCCTGGCTTGTACCGTCAACAGATCCAGCCTCAATACGCAGTGTGGTCATTGAGCTAGTATAGGGCAAACCAACAGCAGCTGTTGTAACAGGGTAATTTAATGAAACAGCATTTACTGTGGGTTCAGTGCTTATTGTTGCGTCAGGATGTGTTGCGCCATTTGCTAAGACACTTACGTTTGAGCCTCTTAAATGATTGATGCCTGACAAAGTCGAGGTTGCGCTACCAGAATACTGCAAACCGCTATCAACAAAATTTGCCCCTGATCCCAAATTAGCAAAATCAAAAGCTCTTAATCTTTCAACATATTTTCTTACCGTGCCGTTTATTATTCGCTTAACCACCATGTATAGCTCATCTTCGCCGCTATCCGTAGGCAACGTTGCAATGCTTTCAACCACCGCCTGACCTGATCCGAAAGAACCACCAATGACATGCTTATGCCAGGCCACGACATCTTCCTCACGGCGATAGGTTAAACCCATGAGTGTACCGTCTGGGCGCAACGCCCAGATAATACTGTCAGGCTCTTGCTGGTATGCAAGTTGCGTAATGCCGCCCTTGGTTAAATGTTCCGCAAGTATCGTCATATCAGGCGCTTGATAGCCACCCGTGTTTACATCACCCACAAACTTAAATTCTCTTAGTTTTCTACCTCCGCGCTGAACAAAAAGCGTCACATCAGCTACTTGCACGGGATCAACAGGCGCACTTCCGTAATTAGAATATTTTCTAATTAGTGTCGTTGTTGGTGTTATCGGCCCATCATTTGTTGATGTCAGCACATATTCACCACCCGAAGTGCCAATAGTCAGGACTCTAGTTGCTGAAAGAGAACGTATAGCGTTTACCTGGTTTGACGCGATTGTATAAATAAGCGCATCATCATCGCCCGTACCCGTGGTAAAATTATTGTAATCACCGTTTTTACTAAAAAAAATTGTTTGTGGATTATTGTTCGTATTAGCAAACACTAGGCGCTGTTCAAAAAATGTAACCACACTGGGAAAATTATTTGCGCTGGAAAGCGTTGGCGTACTATTTTCCGTAAAAGATACCGTGCTAAAAGTCCAATTATTGTGGTTTGTCCTGGTTAAAGTGCGAACAGCAAAACTAGGATGACATATAAACATTGTGTCAGCAGACTGGGCAAACCTTAAATCATCTAGAAAAACTTCAGCGTAAGGAGTTGTTTTTTCATAAATTTCTGTGATCGTTCCCCCAGAAGTATACGCTGTAAAATTAGATCCATTTATAAGTGAGCCAAAAGTATCTTCTAAAACAAAATCAATACTTGATGGCTGTGGACTGCCACCTACAGTAAAATTTCTGTTATTCAGTTCGGTCATACCTTGAACGCCAGATATAAATATTTCCTGACCGCCAGCACCAAAAGCGGTTAGTGCATTAGGGTTTGTCTGAACTTTAAATCTGTTACCTATTTGAGATGCACCAGTTATTGCAACGCTTGTTGGACTTAATACTTGCTGACCATTTCTATACACGCGCATTTTTAAGTGTGAAAATTCTAAAATATAAGTATCTGACGTTTTGAACTGAAAGGGTATTAGGCGTACTTTACTAGTATTATTAGCGACTTGCCCTAAAAATTCTGTGCCTGGACGCCGTGTTACGCCGCCGTGCGGCATGACCACCATGTTGGTTAGATCCGACAGACCTTGTGAATATTTTTCTAAATCTGTGCGCCCTTCCAAGCGTGGGCTTATTTCACCAGCTGTAAAAGAACTAAAACTAGGTGCGGATCGTGCCATTTACATTCTAGCCTCGATAAAGTCAGAAGCTTCGAACCGCTGTGGTGCGCCCTCAGTAGCATCAGTATGCCGTGCCTGTTTAAGCACTTGTTCGTACTTGGCATACATTAGCTGCACTAAGGTGGTAGATCCCGTAACAGCGTAGGATATTTCTGACGCCAGGTAAGCTGATAGCGCTTCGATTAAACCACTATCGTATTCGTTTGGATCAGTAATCCTGGCAATGTATTTTATTTTAGCTATGCCCTCATCGCTCAGTAGTTTTCTGCCCTCGATGACAAACACGGGTGAGCCACTGTTAGATAGCATATTGTCCTGGGGATAGCTTAGTGTGCCGTTGCTAAACTCTAATACGCGCAAGCAAAACGGATCTACGGGCAGAGGATATTGAAACGCATAACCAAAATCTGGTGTGGTTGTTTCTTGTGCCAGTGTTGCCCGTCTTATTAATGAGTTCCAGGGATGTTCTCTAAAAACAAAATCACGCGCACTTTCGTATCTTTGATTGATAATGCGCCCTACTTTAGAATTTTCATCTAATGCAGAGATGTTAGATGCGCCCAACATATTTAACGCAAAGTTAGCAATATCAACGGTAGATGGCATAGTTTAACTCCATAAGAAAAGAAGGGGCGCAAGCGCGCCCCAACCTATTAGTCTACGACATATTTGATGGTCAGCTCGATTGTGCCAGTACCAGCAGCGCCGCCCATTGTGACGGTAACCGCCACACCATCTTCGTTTGTGTCTGTCTCTGTGCCTGAGCCTAGAGCCAGCGTTGCGAGGATGTCTACCTTCTGGGCAGATGTGGACGCAGCAGCCGCTTTAAAAGCAGCAGCTGATGCAGCAACGGCTGTACCAGCCGCATTTGTGTGTGCAGCTGTACCCACTGACAAGGTTGTTGATGACCCTAACGCATCATGTGCGAGTGAGCCTTCAAGCAATCTTGCGCCGTCTGGTAAAATGAACATCTCGATCACATCACCTGATGCAAGTGAGCTTGCTTCAAATACGCCATGAGCAACTCGGACACGACCGCCCAGCTCATTTGCTTTGTTCATAACAACAGGTGTTGCTCTGCTGTTAGTACGCTGTGTTGAAAAAA